CACGGTGGCCGTGCTCTCGTCGACGATCGCTACGTGGGCGATCTCGTAGCCCGACACGGGCTCCTTGAACCTGGCGGTCATCACGCCGAAGCGCCCGACCTTCCCCGACATGTACTGCCACTCAAAATTGCGACCGTTCTGCTGCCGCCAGATGCCCTTCAGGTCTTCGACCCGCTCGAGGGCGTGGCCGGCGGCGATGACTCCACGGGTGTCCTCGTGGAGTGGGAGTACATCCACCATCTCTGGGATGGTCCCGAGGAAGAGGTGGTCGTAACGCTCGAGCTCTCTCGGCCCGAAGTGGTACGCCCGGTCGGCCAAGGCCCCTGAGACAACCGCACAGGTGTCGACCATGACGGTACGGCCGTCGCCGTCGACGTAGTAACAGGACTCGAAAGGCTTGAACTCGATCCCCTTGAATCCGGTGTCTGCCACATGGCGGCACGCCTCCCAGAGCTTCTGCGCGTCGGGCACGAGGAAGAGCGACGGGTGGATCCGGGCGACGTGGACACCGTCCGGCGTCTCGAGCCGCGGGATGAACCTGCCGCCGAAGAGCGCGTCACCGATGTCGATGTCCTCGCACGAGGCCCAGAACGCGACGTCGGTGTCGACGATCGCCACGGCCCCCTGCTGCCTGCTGGTGACGTCCGTAATGAATCTGCCGTGTTCCACTCGCCCGGGCAGCCGCCAGAAGCTGGCGCCCACCGAAACCGCCGCATCCTCGATTGCGGGGATGGTCGTCGAGTCGGAGAAGTTGTCAACGACAAACACATCTGCCGTCGGGAAGCCGACGCGCAGGGTCTTGAACACCATCAGTGTGTTCCGGAGGTTCTCCGGCGCGTTGCAGGTCGTGAGGATGAAAACCTTCACGAGTGCATCCATTCCTTGTGGCAGCGGATTAGGAACGCGAAGACCTTGGAAATCAGTCTCATGTGATGAATCTCCGGTCCAGAAGGACCTTGAAGTGAACGCGGTGCTCGTCAGAAACGAACCCCGCGAGAGTGGCGACCCGTCGAATGTAGCCGCGGAGGATCCGGGGGATGGCGATCAGGCCATCCCGGAACCCTCTCGCGTGAGCACACCGGCACCCCTCTTCGAACATCACCCGGGCGAGCTCCCAGCGGTCCGCTGCGGTGCCGTACGTCTTGTCCAAGAGGAAGTGTCCCTCGACCATCACATGCAGGATGGCCGCACCCACCATCGTCCCGTGCTCGTCCTCAACGACGCAGGCGACGATGTTGTCTGGAGAAGATGGGTCCGGGAGGTAGAACTCTTTGCCGTGGCGTCCATGGAGCTCCAGGAGTGCCGCGGTATCTTCGGCTTTTGCCGACCGGACCCTTAATTTCGCCATCGCCGTCTCTCAGGAGCATCCGGCCGGGGAGGCTGAAGGCCAGCCCCGGGAGGAGGCGTGAACTGAGGCGGCATCTGTTGAGTCGCTCGTCCGTACCATCCCGGTGTGCCTCCCGGCATCTGAGTGCCGGGCATCGGAGGCCTCGTATTAGAGGCGGAGCGGACGGAGTTGTCTACCGAGGGCAGGGTCTGCTTGGGCTTCTTGATTGCCTGGGGAACCGGCTGTGCAGGCACGGCCGGCGGATTCTGCGGCTGGTAGCCACCCTGGCTCGACTGGCCCGGATACCCTCTCGAGTACCACGGGTTGGAGAGGTCCCCCATGCGCTACCTCATCATACCCATTCAGCGTTCCGGGTAGGACTTCTTGTTCGGGTTGTTCGGATCGTAGGGCGGCGGCGGCTCCGGCTTGTAAGCGTCCTGGACGCCACTCAGCCTCGGCTTGGTGAGCCCCTGCCCGGTCGTGTTCACGGGCGCCGGAGGAGCCCCCGGCTTGTCGACGGAGTTGGTTGCGACTGGACTCTGCCGGTAGGCCGACGGCACCCAGCTAGACCAGTCCTGCTTGGACGTAGGGGCCGGCTGGGGCATGGTAGTGGTCATCCCGGGCCCGAGGGGGAGCGTCGCCGAGGAGGAGCCGTCTCCGGCGGGCGGGGGAGGACCGGGCTGGGCCCATGGCTTCCCCGGGCCGCCCCGTGGCGGCCACTGCGACCCCGGCCCGCCAGCGTTCGGGGGGTAGCCTCGCGTCGGCCCGCCGTAGCGCCCGCCGCCACGCTGGGGCCAGCCGTTGACCTCGGCCGGATCGGACGGGCCGCCGTAGCGGGGCTTCTGCCGCGGCGGCCACTGGGAGCCGGGGCCACCGGCGTTCGGGCCGCCCCCATCCCCGCCCCACGGGCCCTGCTCGGGCGGAAGCCTCGTGGGGGCCATCTCATCGGAGGCCGGGTTCGGCATCGTCTGCGTCATCCCGGGACCGAGCGGCACGTTCGCCGACACGCCCCCGGGGTTCGGCATCGTCTGCGTCATGCCCGGTCCCAGCGGGAGGTTGGCCGAGCTTCCGCCCCGTGGCGGCCACTGCGACCCCGGCCCGCCAGCGTTTGCCCCTCCCGGCGGCATCTGCATCGTGTTCGTGCCCCCCATCGGCGGTTGCCTGATGCTCTGCATGAGTTGCTGGAACTGCCGCATGTCGCCCATAACGCGCCCCTCCTACGTCTTGATTATGAAGTTGATGGACAGAAACGGTGGATTTGCCGTGCCTGAGTTGAAGGACGCGATGTCGACCTCGTGGACGTGGTCTTGCGACGCCACGGCAAGCGTGGTCGCGCTGTTGTCGACGAGCACGGTGGCCGACGGCCCCGCGCTGTCGGTCCTCGGCGGGTTCACCGCGTGAACGTGGTCAATCGTCCCACCCGTCCCGGCCAGCGTGGAGCCGGTCCCCGACGCCGCCACGCCCAGCGGGAACTTCTGGCGAAAATCCGGGAGGTTGAACGTCGATCCGCCATCCCCCACCCCATACGAAGTTCCGACTACCGCGTAGAGGGCGGCGTAATTTGTCCTGCTGATGGCCGCGCCGTTGCACAGGAGGAACCCCGCTGGGATGATGGGCCCAGGCCACATGATGATGCCCCCGCGTGGGACCAGGAAGGCGGAGGCGTTCACGATGTCTGCCGCAGCCCGGTTTGCCATCATCCCGAGATCCCGGAGGATTTCGTAGAGGAGGGGATCCTCTTGCGCCCGCCCAGCGATCTTCGTGGTTTTGAACACGACGGGCATCAGGTCTTCCTCAAGAGGCTGTATTCGGACGGCCGGAGGAACACGGCAAGGCGGCGGAGCGACCAGAACTCACCGCTGGCGACGGTCCCCACGCGGAACCCGTTCTGCGTCTGTATGGAGCGCATCCTTAGCTCTATGTCGTCATCCGGCGACGCTGCCAGGGTCTTCGTCGGCAACGTGGTGAGCGTTCCTCCCGGCGGTCGGTAGTAACTGAGGAGGTCCCCTGCCCCGCGGACCCGGAATACCACCCGGTCGAACAGGCTCCGTCCGATTTCGGTGCCGATGGGCGCAGTCTCGTAGTAAGCGTTAAAGTTTCCACCGAACGTGTCTGTCGGGGCCGTCGCGCTCTGCACGAGGATGTTCCCCAAGAACGTCGTAAAGAACGTGGCGTTTAGGGCGGCACGCTCCGCCATGATCCCGGCGTGGATGGAGCCATCGAACGGGATCCCGAAATACCACTCCGTCCATTTGCGCCCCGACCCGCCAGCGGAGACTGGGTCGCCGAACCCCTCCACGAAGTCCAGAACGAAGATTCTCACTACGTCGACCGACGTGGGCCCCGGGATGCCGATGTAGGCTTTCTTCGCCGCGGCGTCTATCGCGATCCAGGTCTTCGCACTCCAGCCCCAGTTGCGCGCATCCCACGTCGGCTGGATCTCCTGAGAGATCTTCTCCGGCACTCCGCCGGTGAAGTAATACAGCCCTGACCTGTCGACGATCAGAGCCCACCCATCCCCCAGTGCCACCCCGTGCGGACCGACGCACCCGATCTTCGCGGAGACCTGATCCACGGCCCAGAACGCAGGCTCTTCGCCGTTATCCGTGGTGACGTAGAGGGAGTTCTCCTTGCAGACGTAGAGATTGCCGCGGAGCTCGAACATGTTCGTTACCCGCTGACCGTCGCTCTCGGCGATGGACACGGTGCCAGTGGAAAGGTTCAGGGTCTCGGGGGAATCCGGCGGTGTCACCCACAGGAGCGAGTCGGACGCTGGTTGCGTGGCGTCGAAGATCTCGATGTAGTCGATCTGGAACACGCCGCCGTTCGTGGGCGTGCCGTCCGCCAAGATGGTGGCGTTCACGTACGCATACCCCGTCGCAACGACAGGGCTGAACGACGATGTGAAGACGTACCACTCGTCGAGAACGAGCATGGCCTTCGTGATGTCAAGGGTCGTTATGGTGCTGCCGGAACCCGCCACGTTCGTAGCCGACCCACGGATGGTCACCGTCACCCTCCCCGCGGCCAGGGTCGAGTTGCGACGGATCCGTATCCTCATCGAGTAGATGCGAGCCGCTTGTATGTACTGCGTGCCGCTGTACGCAACGTTCAGGGCGACCTGATCGATCTGCCCGCGGGTCGCCGTCGCACCGTCGCCGGTGATCTGGTAGACCTGAAGAGCGGCCCCCGCCTGCGTCACAACGGCCCCCCCGGCGCCGGTGGGGACCCAGACTGCGGGAAGGGTCGTGATCTGCTCGTCGAAGTCCAGGCACGTAAGGCCCACCGTCACCGGGGTAGTGGGCGTTGTCGCGTCGGAGTCGAAGAACGAGATGATTCTGTCCTTGCCGCCCCAGTACACGAGGCGCCGGCCGTACTTCTCCACGCCGACCACCGGGGGGATGCGCGGACTGTCGATGTAGTCCTCGAGCGACGTGCCAGCCATGAGCTCCGAGTCGGTAAAGTCCAGCGAGAGAACCGTCGTCGAGTTGTCAGGCACGACGAACCGTGGGAGCGTGAAGAACGACACGCTGTTCGCTGGCGTCGCGAAGACGATCCTCTTGGAGACCAGCCCCGGCCCGAGGGGGAGGGCCGCGAGGTCTGCACGGTCCCCCGCAATGAAGGTGTCTCCCACCGGGGGCGACGGCGCCGTCACGTAGCCGGTGTCGGTTTCGTACAGCACGACGAAGTCATGGCGGCCCGCATCCACAGAGGCTCCTGCCGCCGTGTTGGTGACCGTGAACGCTGCCGGCGGGGGCGCCTGGCTCACTGGACTGATGCCGGCCCCGTTGTACTTGAATGGCCCGCAGATGGGCTCGTACACGGCGGCCGTTCCCGCGGCGGCCCACCCGCCGTAGAGCCCGAAGTACGCCCGCCCGAACAGCGACGTGCCTCTCATACGCAAGCTCGAGCCGAGAGCCGTCGTGCTGGCAGCCCCGTTGCCGAACGGGATAGCCGCCGGTGCCGACTCGACGGCCCCGCCGACGATGGACCCGCCCCCCAGGGCGAGCAGTAAGCGTTGCCCGTCCACAGTGACGTGGGACATGAGGTCTTCGGTGGAGATGCCTGCCGCCTGATGGACGACGAATCCGCTACGGCTACGGACCCCGCCCGGGAAGAACTCCACGTTTCTACAGTCGGGAGAAAGCCCGACCGGAAGGTCCGACCTGTCGATCAGGGTACAAAGACCGCCGTACTGATCGACGAGGACCGGGGACATTCCTTCCGTGCTCATGCTCTAGTTCTTGTCGAAGTAGGCGACGGCGGTGATGACGTCTCCGGTGAGGGCCGCGGCGTACGCACCGTCCGAGAGCTCGACGAGAGCGTCCTGCGCGTCCGCGTCACATGCGAAGACCTGGAGCTTGTTCGACGTCTGCGCCCAGAGGTAGACGAAGCCAGAGCTCCCGGTCGCGGTGAGGTAGAGCGGGATCCCGGTCGACTTGAACTCGAACCCGGAGAATTTCCCGGCGAGAGCTTCTCCGGGGGTCGCGTAGCTCCCCGAGAGAGTGATCGGGAAGATCACCAGCCACGCCTGACCGAGGTCGATTCGCTTGATTGGGGTGCCAACTGCAAGTGCCATGTTCGTCTCCTTATCCGACGCCTCTGAAATAGCCCTGGTATCGGCTCGCTCCTCGAGAGGACATGCGCCGGACCGGGGACTGTTGCTGTGCTTTCTGCTGAATGTTCGCGATGTCTTCCATCTCCGCCTCGAACATGCCGCCCCATTCGGCCGCCGCGGCGTGCTGCCCCCGGCTATGGGAGATGAGCTTGCAGACCATGAAGCTGATGGGGTTGACGAAGCCCTGCATGATGATGGCCTGAGAGGGGACCGTGGCGCTCTGAAAGTTCGCGAGCGTGCCCCAGTAGTCGATCCTGAGTTGCCGTTCCTCTGTGGCCCCGAGGAGGCGTATCTCGCCATCGTAGAAGTCCCAGTACCCGAGACTGGTCGTCTGGGCCTGATTCGGTATCGGAGTGGGGCCGACGACGCGATAGAAGTCCTGCGTCGTGCCGCCAATTTTCGCTTCCCAGAGCTCGTCCGGCTCAACGAAGTTCTCAGGGAGGACCGGAGGATAGGTCGCGGTTAGCGGCATCCCGGCCGTCGCCGAATAGCCCAGGAACTCCTGCGTGTGGGTGATCGTCGGGAATGCGACCTCACAGACAAGGGCCGCCAGCACCGGGAACGTGATGTGCAGCGAGCCGGCGACGATCCCCGGCGTGGTGATGGGCCCGGTTGTGACGATGACCTTCTGCCACGCCGACGTGACGTTTACCGACTGCGAGGTTTCGTTGGCCCCGGAGAACCCGGCCGCCACCGTAGCGGTGTACGGCACGGCCCCGCTCGTCTTGATCCAGATGCTCACCGTGCAGTACTGGTTGGCCGTGGCGGCAGCAATGGTGATGGGCGAGGTGACGGTCATCTCGTGCGCGCTGGTGGCCGCGAAGGCCCACTTCCCGGCGGTCGTGCCGCCGTCTGGGTCTGTTTGCGCGGCCGTCACCGTTGGTGTGTCATAGGCCCCGACCGCCCACTTCGTGGCGGCCACGGTGAAGTCCTTACTGAAGGCGACGAGGTTAGGCGGAGCCTGTACCGTGTTGTCGCGCCAGCGCCCGAGGCGGGTAGTCCCGACAGGGATGATGAGCGGAGAGTCCTGCCGGAACTTCGCCTGCTTGATTGACTTCGACATGAGGAAGTTGGAAATCCTGGACTGCGCCGTGTTCACGTACGGGAGGATGAACGCTCCTGTGAAAACGCTGGTACTGGCGTCGTCCAGGAGCGCCGGGACCGTGGTGATGATGTCCTGGAGCGTCGCCATAGGGTCTCCTTACTTCGTGGACGGCGCGACGGCCCGCTTCTCGTCGGCCCAGTAGGCCGTGCCGGCGTCGTCGTAGTTGATCCGCTGTCCACAGCCCTTCTGACCGATGGAGTGGATCTTGGCTCCCTTGTTCATGGGTTCGCCGCAGGCCGGGCAATTGATCTTCTCGACCGGATCCCAGTCCTGCGCCCAGGTCCTCTCGATGGAGAGGCAGTTGGCGGCGAGCTTGGCGTCGTCGCTGATGTCGGTGATCCTCTGGCTCGTCGCCCACATGCGATCGGCCTTGCTGACGGTGTCCTTGGCCCACGCCTCGAGCTTCTTGCGGGCCGCGTCGACCTCCGCCCGGGTCGGGATGACCTTCTCCGGGACGAAGACGCCGCGATCCGTCAGGGACGTCGTCCCCGCCAGAATGCCGGCGTAGTCCTTCGCGATCTCGATGGCCGGAATGGAGAGGGCAGAGATGTGCTTGTCCTCGCCGAGGTCGTACTTGTCGTAGCCGGGCTGGATCTGCACCATGGCGCATCCATACTCTTCCTTGCCGGTGCATCCCGGGAGCTCGTACTGGCCGTTGGCGTCGTGGAAGTGGAAGGTCCGGGGGAACACGCTGCACAGCGGGTGCGTGACCCGGGGGATGTACTCCTTGAGCGTGACCTGGGGGCCATGCCCCGTGGCGGGAATCTGGATAGCCATCTCTGTCTCCTTCTACGCGCTCGGATTTGGGCGCGGGTTTTTTCCGGACACCGGCACCCACGTACGGAACGGGAATGCTTTGGCCTCCGAGTCGATGATGTCGTGGAATTTCTTCCTACGGGCTTCCTTCTCTTCTTGGGTCTGCGCCTCCGCGAGAATCTTGCGTTGGTCTTTCGTGACGGCGAGAGCCTGGCGGTGCCACAGGATCAGAGTCCGGACGGCATCCTCCGTCGGGAGCATGTAGCTGCCGGTCTCCGACTGGCAGACAGCGACGTGCTCGTACTCCCCCCGCGAGGGGAAGGGGCCGAGGGCGGGGACCTTGGTTCCGTTTACCCATTGGGCCGTTCCATCCTCCCATGCGTCCGGACCGCCGTAGACGGCCGCGTCTTTCCAGACTTCGACATGGAACCGGTCTCGAGGCGCGTAGCGCGGCCACCATTCGGCCCGAAGCTCCCTGCGAAGCAGGTTGCCGGAGTCGTCGTGGTCGGTGTGGAGCCCGACCCGGAGCTCGAGGCGGCTCCAGCCCCATACCACGCGGTAGTTCGGATCGCCGAATAGGTTCAGGCCTCCGGCGAGCGTGGCTGCCTGCTGAACGCCAGGGGGGACGAGGAGATCGTAGGTCTCACCAGCGAGAATATTCATGCTATATTTCCAAATGCGCGTGCTCGGGCTTACTGGGCGAAGCACCGCCACGCCCAGGTCACGCACGCGACGAAGGCGAAGGCCCGACGCGCCAGAGCGTCGGGCTCCCACACTACGGCCGAGTGGATGGACTGTCTCGAGCGCCACGGGTACCTGTGCGCCTACTGCGACAGCCCACTCACCCCGACCACCTGTACCAGAGACCATGCGGTCCCCCTCTCTCGAGGAGGCGGCAACGACATCAAGAACATCGTTCCGGCGTGCCGCCGATGCAATTTCAGCAAGCACAACCGTACTCCCGAGGAGTTCCGTGCGCTTCTTGCTCAAAAGCATCGTACCGCTCATATCTCAGACCCTAGTAACCTGTCGGAACCGTGAGCGAACTCAGGTACCCTGCTCGGCTGGGATCGTCACAAAAGTATTGGGCGATCTGCGCGATGTACGTGATCTCGGCCGCGGCGAGGCCGCCGGAGGCGCCGTAGATCTGGAAGACCGAGTCGTCCTCGACGGTGTAGAGGCCGATCGGGAGGGTCTCACCGCGACCCCAGTTCTTCCAGTCGATCAGGTCCATGCGCGACGGGTCGGCGTTCGTGGAGCAGAGGACGCTCATGCCGTCGATGGACAGCTTCTTGACGTTGAACATGGCCTCCATGCCCGGGTGGTCCGAGCCGCGGTCGTACCGGGTCTGCGAGATGCCGATGTCCTCGTAGGCCTGGCGCTGCGCGGGCGGGATGAACCACTGCCACTTGCCGCCGTCCCAGATCTTCGGTCCGCGCGAGAGCTCCATGAGGGACTTCACGAGGCGGATGTGGTAGGGGGCGAGGGCGCCGGCAGCGGTGACGGCAGGGGTGCGGATCTGCGGGTACGTGGCCCGGTTCATCCCCATCCAGTTGCCGGTCACGGCGGCGTTGTGGTGGTACTTGATACCGTACAGCCACGTCGGGGTCGCGCCCGTGATGTTGTCGATGAGGAACTTGTCGCTGCCGGCGGTGTACCCCGCGGGGAGAGACGCGAAGGTCGCGGTCTTGTTGGGGTAGTCGACACTGGTGCAAAGCGCCATCCCGCGGTTCGTCGCGAGCGTGGTGTCGTAGACCGTATAGTTGTTGTTCGGGCGCAGGAGCCTCGAGCCGACCGGCGAGGTCATCGTGACGACCGTGCCGGCTGCGGAGGCGGAGACCGCGAGAACGCCGTCACCGGCGGTCATCAGGTGTCGGTCGAGGTGGGTCTTGTACTCCTCCATCCCGTCGGTGAGGAGATCCTTCGCCGCGTTGTGGACGGCGATCGAGTCGTTCGCCGTGTTCCACTTCACGCTCTTGTTCTGCTCGAGCGCGATGAGGGTCGGCAGGGGCGTGAGCACGGCCGCGTCGTACACGGCCGCGTTGCCGCGTCCCATGTCGCCGCCGTCCGGGCTGAACGTCCGGAACATGCCGCCCGAGCTCATCTTCTTGGGCAGCCGGAGGGTCCGGGGCCCGGCCCGCTCGACGTCGGCGCGGGACTGGATGTTCGAGCAGAAGTCCTGCTCCGCCTCGAACAGGACGGGGATGACCTCGCGGTACGTTTCCTTAAAAAGAGCCGCTACGTTTGCCTGAGTCTGTGCCATGGCACGTTCTCCCTACTTGAGTCGGTGCGCGAAGAACGCATCGAATGCGGTCTTCATCCCCACTCCCTGAAGTTCAGGGGCCTTGTCGACCGGGGATGACGGACGTCCTCCTGCCGCCACCGGCTCTCGCCGTGACAGGATTCGTTCCGTTTTCTGTTCGCGCTGGTTAAAGAGATGCTCGAACATCGAGCCGTATTCGGAGATGACGTCTCCGGCGTGTCGGCTCATCACTCCGAGCCCTTGGTCCACGAGGAACTTTGCGACGGCCGCCCTGTGCTGCGGGCTGCCGTCCCCGGACTGGAGAAGCTGGCCGTACCGGGCGCTGATGGAGTTGTTGCCCGCCACGGTGCCGTAGATACGGCGTCCGATCTCCTCCGCCATTTTCGCCCGGGTGGCCTGGTTGAAAACGCCGTCCGGGTCCGCACGGTCGATGGCCTTCGTGACCTCGCCCATGACGGATGCTGCCGCCTGTTCATACGTGCCCTGCTGGAACTGCTGGAACTGCTGTTGCTGGTAAGAGCGTTGCTGTTCCTCATAAGCCTCGAGCTTGGCACGTACGGGATCGTGAACCGGTTCCTTCGCCGCTGGTTCCTCGGGTGTGGCTGCCGACGGGGAGATTCCCGCCCATTCGGCTACGATGTCGAAGGCCGCCTGGAGCTCCGCGTTGTTGGTCTGCGCCGCCTCACGCTGCGCGTTCTTGTAGAGGTTGCGTAGGGCGTGCTGACCGACGCTCGTGAAAGAGTCCGGGACGGTCTTCTCGAGCCATCCTGGGTTGGTCACGATGGACACAAGGCCTTGGAAGGCCTCGGGGTTGCTCTGGTGAAGCCTGGTGGCAAAGCGATGGGTGTCCTCGGGCGTGCCGGCCATGAAGTCGCCGAGCATCTCCCTGCCCACCCTCGCTTCGGATGTGATCTGCTTGAGGACGTCGACCGTGGGCGCGACCTCCAGATAGGCCGGGACAGCCGCCAGCGGCATCCCGGCATCCCGGTACGCTCTGCCGACGTAGTAGGCGTCGGCGATCTCCTTGCGGGTCTTCGTGTCCACCGGCAACCCGGTCGTCGGATCCACGAGAGCCTTGAGGACGTTCCTGACGTTGGGCGGGATCGTCCGCTCCAGCCGGGCCGCGACGTCCGCGGGGACCTCGGCGGGGACCTCGGCCTTCACCTGGGCCTGGGCCTGTGCCTGGGCCTGGAGCTTCTCGTCGATCTTCTCTGTGCTTTGCGAGGCCTCCGGCGCAGGAGCGGCTTCTGGCTCCTCCGCGGCAGCCCTCGCATCCATGGCGGCCTTCTTCTGCTCGAACACGGCATCGAAGGCATCCCTGGTGGTCATCCCGGGCTGGAGGACGGACTCCGGAGTCGACGGCGTGGTCGTCGTCGGGGCGGACGCTGGGGCGGGCGCAGGGGCCGACGGAGCCGGTGCGGCTACGAGGGCTGGTGCTGCGGGTGCGATGTCTGCCATTTACTCTTCTCTCTTGGCCGGTTCAGCGAGTGCCGGCACGGTTACGCTGGCTCCGGAGGGGGTGGCTGCTGGCCTTCGGGAGCTCCGGGGTCTCCTGCGCCAGGGGGAGGCATCAATCGCTTCTTGAGCTCGAGCGCGTAGAGCATGAAGTTGAGGTATCCGGGGTTGCCCTGCTCCTCGCGGAGTGCTTGGCCCGCCTTGGACTGGTCGAAGTCCATGCAGGCCTCCAGGTAGACCTCGAACGGGTCGAGCTCTCCCGGCATGATCGACGGCATCTGCGGGCCGGGCTGCATCATCGGCTGGCCCGTCATCGGGTCGATGACTGGCTGTGGCTGTGCCGGCATCGGCTGGCCCGTCGTCGGATCTATCTCCATCGCCCCGGGGGGCGGGGGTTGCATGACGGGCTCCATGGGGCCCGGTACTGGCTGCTGCTGGACGAGCTTCTCGATGATGACGAAGGCATTCTGGTAGGCCTTTTCCCCGGGCATCTCGAGCTCGAGTCCGAGAAGCCGCTTCATGGGATCGGCGTTTGCCAGCTTCGTCATGGCGCCCTGGAACAGGGGGTTGCCCATGAGTGTCATCACGAGGCCCTGACGCTGCGGCCAGGTCGTCGGGTAGTCCTCGGTCGATTCCGCAAACGACTGGTACTGGCCCTTCTTGACCTGGGCCGGGTCGACGGTGACGTTGATGAACGAGCCGCCCTCGGTCTGCTCCGTGATCGACTCAGGTCCCATATCGTTGTGAACGAACTCCTGAACGAGGAGGGGCGCGACGTCCTCGTGATGCTCCTTGAGCACGCGCCAGAAGATACCGATCCGGCCCATGGCGGCGTCCTTCTCCATGGCGATGCCGGAGTTCCCGGTGCAGATGAAGCTCTCTGAGCACACAAAGCACTCGGTAGGGTTGGAGACTGTGATGCAGCGGACGAGGCGCTCCCCGGCCGGTTCGACTCCGACGATGTAGCGGTACTTCCTGGCGTCACGCACGGGTTTCGCGTTGATCCTGGCGAGCTTTCGCTTCAGACGGAACACGGGGAGCGCGGACGACCAGTAGACGGCCCACCCGGGCTGCCGCGTGTACGTCTTCGTGCTCTCACGCTTCCCGTTGTCGACGGCCCCCGCCTTGAGTTCGACGACCCTTGGCTTGCACCCAAGCGAAGCGGCCAGATGGTAGACCGCGTCCACGAGGCACTTGTTGGAGTTCGCGAAGAACTGCTTCCCCTCGGTTGTGGCGCAGCCGTCGGTGTCCATGAGCCCTTGGAGAAGCGCAAGCCGCTGAGCCTTCGATGCCCAGAGGTACTGATCCGGGACGTGCTTGTTCTTTAACACACCGACCTTACGAAGCACCGGCAGCAGGCCCTTTGCGTACCACGTAAAGGCGGGCCTCAGTTTCTTGAGCGCCCACCCTGCCTTCGTGAATAGAGCGGTCATCTCTTCGCCGTCGCTGTCCTCGCACGCGATGCGGCCGTCGGCTGCCGCGCCGTCTCCGAGCCATACGCCGAGGACCCACGGGTCCAACGGAAGATCCGTCGGTGGGACGTCGAAGGCTTCGGCTACCTTGACGGCGTGGTTTGCCCTGCCGCGCCGGTCCAAGAGCGTCTCGCGGATCTCCCGCGTGTTCTTGAACGAGCCTGGCGGCGCGTCCAGCAGCGCCGTGCCGGTGCGCCTACGTGGCATCTCTGGGTCAGCACCACTCCGCTTGCGCAGGTATGCCCGCGTCTGCGCCCGCTTCTTCTCGCTGCGGTTGGAGATACGCTCTCGTTCTTTTGCCGAGGTCGTCCACCAGCGGTGTTTGTCGTCCGCGATGATCTCGGTGCCGTCGCTGAAGATGACTCGGTACGACTCGGCCATATAGGCCGGATGGGCAACGATGACGTCGCAGACCGCCCCACGCTCCGTGAAGACCCTATCGTTAGCCTTCAGGTCTCCGTTGCGGATGAAACCGCCCGGTGTAGGTACGAGCGTGTTGACATCAATCGCCGCAGTATTATTGCTACCGGTTCCCCCGCCATACGCCGCGGGGAAGGCGCCCACCGTGAACTGCGGGATCTCGGTGCGGAGCTCTCGCATGAGCTCGCCCGTGTACTGGGGAAGCATTCCCGGCTGCGTCTGCCAGAAAGAATCGGATACCGACCGCCCGGCCTTGGCGCGGACGTTGTACATGGCCCCGGCGAGGACGTTCGAGCGGGCCCACCGGTCGACGTCCAGCACGTCGTTGTCGACGAAGGTCGCCGGGAGGGTGAACTCGACTGAGTCCCGGACGATGTTGTAGAGGTCGTTCGTGATCTCCTGCAACTGGACCAGAGAGCCGCCGATGGGCTCCCGGATCTGGCCGCGACCGGGGAGGGCGTGGCAGACGCGCCAGTGGTCGTCCATCTTCTCGCCGCGCCCCTCGCAGAAGACGTCCTCGGAGAACGCGACGTAGACACCGTCCGGGTACATCTGGAGAAGCTCTTCCCTGATGGCGGAGTCGTCGTTCTGGTAGAAGGCCCACGGCCGGAACCACGCCTCCTTAAACGTGACCTCGTCCCCCATGTTGACCTGAACCGCCCGGTTCTCGACCGTGAGACCCTGGGCAAGCTGGCGCCTCGCCTTGCGCTCGACCGAGTCGCCCCCCGTGCCGGTCCCTCCACCAACGATCCGGTCGGCGATCTCCGGGTACGCCCGGCGGACGTACGCCTTGTGGAGCTCCCTCGAGCGGATGATGTAGGGGTACTCCGCCTGCTCCTTCGCATTCGGCGGCAGCTTGAGCTCGAGGCCTCCGATGACGTCCCACGTCACCCGCGCCCGCGGGAGCTTTTTCGTGCCGGTCTGGACGTTCTGCATGACCGTCTGGGGGGGGACGATCGACCCGTCCGAGTAGGGTGTCCCACAGGCCGCGCAGGTGCCATCCCCGAGGTCAGCCGACTGCGCCTGACAGGCGAGGCACCGGTAGGACTCCTGCCCGATCGTCTGGGGTTGCTGCGTGAAGACAGGCTCTTCGATCCATCCGTACCGGTCGCCGTCGGCCACCGTGTGGACGTAGGACCCGAAGGTCCCGTCGCACCACAACGAGTAGACCTCGTCGACGAGGCGCTGGTGGGACTTGCTCTGGCGGCCGAAGATCCTGATGTAGTTGGTGGCGCTGTCCGCGGACTCGCGGTCGTCACCGTTGTCGGCCCGCATCGGCAGGAACGTCACCGTGGGCTGGTTCGCCGTGAGGATGGCGATCATCGCCATCGAGAACCCCTGGAACACGTTGATCGTGTAGAGGTTCTGGGCCTGACTGGGCGTGGCACCGGCGAGGAGACCGCCGGTCTGGGTCGGGGCCCGATAGGCTCCGATGCGCGGGTCGAACCACAGGTACTGGTTGCCCCGAAAAAATTCATGGTTCTTGAGACACTTGCGGACATATTCCCTTCGGGATTGGTCGCTCTCCGTCTCGAACCGCAGCAAAAGCTCGCGAAGAGCTTTTTGAATATGTTCCGGCACCTTCATAGCGGCCGGGGCGTCACGACCTTCGCTTTCCGATAGCGCACCCAGCTTTTTCGCCAGCACATCGTCAAAAACCGAGCTCATACCGACGCTCCCGTCGCGCCCCACCTGCGGGCAGAAGCCGCCCGTTGATGAGCACGACCTGCCGGGCTCGCCATCCTCCGCTTCGCCGCGGCGCTGAGTTTGGCCCGGGTCTCCTCGCTGAACACCTTGCGACGCCCCGCCGCACGCTGTTTTGTTCGTGTCTCTTCACTGAATCCATCAACACGCACCTTGGCCCACCTACGCACAGCCGAAGCGCGCATCGCGGCCTTCGTTTCGTCACTCACGGCGTGCCCCCGCGATGCCGCACTCATGCGTGCCCTGGTCTCCACGCTGCGCTTTCTGCCGGTGTTCGCCTTCCTGCCCTTCTCTATCGACTCAGCGGATGGCTTTACCCCCAGAGTGCTTCCAGCCTTCTTGCAGATATTGAACTTCTCCGGGCACTCGTCGATGTACCGCTGCTCCACCTCGAGCAAGCACTCCCGCGGAACGAGCTCAACAGTTTCGAAGTGGAACGCGCCGGACCCATACTTGGCCCACGCACGCTGAAGATGTACGTTAACGTGCTTGCCCGCAGCCAAGGCCGACCGGTGCATCGCCCACCTTTTCCGCAGATTCACCGCCGACCCCACGTACACCTTGCCGTTCGCCTCGCAGACGATCCGGTAGATGCCGCTGGAGGTGGGGATGGTGTAGGGCGTCATCGGTCGCCCCCAAGCCCGAGCATTTCCTTCGCGGCCGCGGCTTCCAGGTTGGCAATCCAGTCACGTGTCGACGTCACCCTGCTGGTGGCCTTGATGTTCGTCTGCTGGAGGATCTCTTTCCGATCCGTCAGGTCCTTCGTGTTGAGGTCCCGGATGCTCGCCAGGAGCGCCAGCATCTCGCCGCCGTGTCGGCCGACCGTCTCGAGGACCTCGTCCTGTTTGCGCTTCGTGTCGTAGAGGGGCCCGCCGAGGTCCCCCACGGCGGCCCGCAGGAGGAGCACGTCCATGACGAGGCCCTTGAGCGTGAGGGCAACGCGGCGCAGGAGGACCGCGGCGACAATCGCGGCGAGGGCCAGAACGACCAGAAGAAAAAGCTCCATTACCAGCCCTTCTTGGACTCGTAGCTCCAAGGCTTGTGCTTGCCCTTCATCGCCGGTCCGACCGGCTTGGACAGCCGATCCATTCGCAGCTTCGCCTTGGTCACGCTGGGGGCCTCCAGGTCCTCGGCCTCGTCCGGGGCCTCCACCGGCGCGACCGCATCCGCGGCCATGTTCGCGCCCCTCCCGATGTTCTCGAGGGTTGAGGCGGCACCCTTTCTGATGCTGTCGAGAGCCTCGCCGCCCTTCTTCTTGGCCCACGAGGTAAACCGTCCGAGTTCGTCGCGGTCCGGCACGTTCACTTCCATGTCAAAACCCCTTCTTCTTTTCGAAGTTCCACTGCTTGTGCTTGCCCTTCTGCGCGCCGTACTTCCGGGCGATCTCCCGCTCCTCCGCGGCCTCTTCCTCCGGAGTCTCCTTGCCCTTGTGCGCCTTCAGCGGGGCATCGAGCTTTACCCCGTGCTCGAGCTCCTCTTCCTCGAGAGTCTCTTTCCCCTCGTAAGACTTTGCCATCTATTCCTCCCGCTGTGCTGCGCTCTCGCGCCGCATTTCGACGTGCGCCCCGTCGTACCGCTTGAACCGCCCGCCCCACACGAGGCCGTGGCGTTCGGCGATGGTCCCGAGGGCAAGGTAGGCAGGCTCGTCCTTCCAGGTGACGATCGCCTTCAGCGGTCCCGGCCCGTCCGGGTCCTCGGCGACGACGAAGTCGACCGCTTCGGACGGCTTACGGGTGTGCTTAGAGCTTTTCGTCCACGTGACCCGGCTTTTGTTCGCCTCGTCCGTGATGGGCGGGAGGCCCACTGCACGGCGCAGATCGTTGACCACCGGGAGCGAGGTCCGGCCCTGTGCCCAGAGCGCCTCCTGAACCGCCTGCGACCCCCAGACCCTGGTGATCCGGAGGAACTGCGGGGCGCGCATGGCGGCGAACTCCGTCATGACGCTCCCCGCGAGTTCCGCGAGAACGGGGTGTGCGTCGGCGAGGTCGGCAGACCAGGTCTTCATCCCCGCCCCCTGAGCCGCTCGACGTCCACGTCCGCCGGGTCGGTCGCTCGCTTCGCCTGCGTCCGCAGCGCCTTGAGAGCGGAGCAGACCTCGTCCTCCTGCCCACGGATGACGCGGTGCTCAAGGATGAGCGAGTCCAGCTTCTCCTCGATGCGGCTGGTCTGCTCCATCATCGGCCCGTGGTTGTGCTCACTCGCGGCCCTGTGCGAGAGCGGGTCTGCGTTGTGCGCGGCCAGCGCGCCGACGGCCGACTCGATCTGCACGGCGAGCCGCTCCGTCGCTGCGATGACGAGGTCGATCGACGCCTGCTGGAGAGAGCGGTCCCTCTGCATGATCCACGCGAGGAGCCCTGCCCCGACGAGCACGGTCCCGACCGCGACGCTCGCGAGCACGGTCCAGACGTACGCCTGCATGTCGTCCCGCGTCACGTAGACGGGGAGCTGTGCTGCCGCAGTGAGGCTGACGAAGGCCCCGAGGCCAAGGAGCACGGCTCCGGCACGGCGGCGCAGGCGGAGGATCACTGAGGAGTTCTCCGGTCGAAGAGCGGAAGCCCGGTCTTCACGTCTGGCCGGAACGCGTTACCGAGGAGAACGACTGCCGCCGCGACGAGAGCCTTGGCAATGGCCCACGGGTCGATGTCGTGCGAGTCGAGCATCGGAGACAGCGTCAGGAGAAGCTGGAGGCCGAGGTAGAGAATGACCGCCTTGGTTGCGGAGGATTCCCAGAAGGTCTTCATGCGATCACCTTCGGCGCGAAGTAGTCCTCGCCCTTCTTGAGCAGGATGGCGTCCAGTTCGGCCCAATCCGCCTCGGTCGGCTCCTTCTTGGAGAGGATCGCCCGTGCCTTGAGATAGGCGTCCGGGCCGTACTTGGCGAGGATCGTGATGATGGCAATGGCGGCTTCCATCAGCGAATCACTCCTGCGGCGACGAGCGTTTCGAGGAGCTTGTCGCTCGCGGTCTTGAGGTTGCGGACGAGCTTGTCGGCATCCTCCTGCGAATCGACCGCCTTGCACGCGGCGACGACGGTCTGGGCCGCCGGGCGGTAGATGTCGTGCGCGGCGACGAGCTTGCCCTTCTGCGCCTCGGAGAGCTTGCCCTCGGAGTAGAGGTCGCCAGCGACCGTCATCCCCACATCGACCGTGTGGACGATCCCGGCGCTGACCTGATAGCAGTAGGTGTTCGCGGGCACTCCGCTGCATCCGGCGAGCAGGAGAACGGCGAGGACCGCCGCCAGACGGTCCCCGCCTCGGGAGGCCCGACGCGGGAGAGGGCGCGTCGAGAGCGGGTTCACTGTGCGCCTCCAGTAGTGGTTGTGCCCCACGTGATCGTGGGCCGGATGATGGGATCGGCATCGGCAGTACAGTCCCCGACGCGCAGCGGCGGGTACGTGTACGGGCCGGAAGGATTGACCCACGTCCAGCGCGGGAGGTTCGCCATCTCGCGCTCCAAAGCGGCCACCTTCCGCTCCAGTTCCGCGATGCGCTCGGACTTCTTCACTTCGGCACCGAGTTCGCGGGCTTCGTCGGGTTCCACGGGCGAGGCATCCCGCGATCCGCAGCCCGGAGGTTGTCCAACCACTGCTGCGCCGTGAGCCCGACGACGTCGGCGTAGCGCGGCGTCTGGCTCGCATACGCCGCACCGAACCCGGCGACGTTCGGCTGGATGTAGCCCTCGCGGCAGGCGAGCTGGTAGATGACGGGGTCCGTCCCGACCGTCCACTCGGGCGGAACGGTGAGCGCGCTCGCGAAGAGGTGCTCGTGCCACGCCACGGAGTCGGCGTCGTCGGCGTCCCAGAGGAGGAACCCGAGGCGCGAGCGGCGGTGGTCCTGCGCGTTCCACCATTCGGAGACGGTCTTCGCCTCTTCGACCTTGTCGAGCGGCGGCTCGGTGACCTGGCCGAACGCGATCTGGCTATTTAATTCCCAGTACTCTACGTTCTCGCAGAAGAGCGCGAACCGCGCCCATTCGTACCCGCTGCCGGGGTAGCCGTAGGGCGGCTCGGTGTAGCTGTGGCAGAAGTCGTCCACCGTGGACGCGACGAGCGCGGGCTCGGTCGTCTCGAGCGCGACGCCGGTTGCGTTCGGCGCGGGCGAGACGCCCACGGGCCACCCGTAGGTCGTCCGTAGAATCTCGATCACCTGTTCATACCCGGTCATTCGGTCCTCCACCCGCCGGTCAGTTGCGTGCCGACGGAGTCAACGGTTGCTTGGGTCGCGGACGAGTCCCAGAGGTCTCTCCGCTGAATCACGCCGTAGAACCAATTCGTAGTCTCGTGGACCACCAGCCGCTCCGTGCGCGCCGGGTCATCCGCCGCGACCTTCGGCCCATCGAATCCGGAGAAACCCTGCGCACAAGCCCAGACCCAGGTGCCGTCGGGCCAGCGGCTGTAGTTGTAGGTCGGGCGGTCGAAGAAGCGGATGTTCGGCAGGTACTGAAGCAGCCGCTTCGCCTCCGTCACACCGAGCGGCGAGACGAGGACGCCGTGGTCGAGATCCCACCGCAGCGCCCGCTCCGTCCACGACCGGATCTCCGTCACGCGGGCGGGGCTGGGGACGTAGGAGACCGGCGCGAGGCCGGTGCATTCGACCGAGCCCTCGTGGACGACTTGCCCGTTGATGACCGGGAAGACCTTCCCGAGCGCCACCGTCGACGTGCCGCCGATGGCAAGCGGCGCCTGCACCCTCGTCGTGCTCACGCCCGCAGAGCCGCACGCAGCGGCCGTGAGAGCGAGGGCGAGGACGAGGAGGCGGCGCATCAGAAGCCCAGCACCGTCTGCTTCACGGTTTTTGCCGCAGCGTCACCAGTGGCGTTGTAGTGGACGCCGTCGTCGGAATAGGCCGCCACGTTCGGCTTGAACCACGAACGCTCGTCGTCTCCGAGTCGCGCAAACGAACGGGCCGCGACGATGTCGTTCCCCCACGTCGCCAACGTGTCGGATTCAGTGTCGTAGCCTTGGCGCCACGCACGCGAGACGTACACGACGGCCCCGGGCGACTTCGCGTGGATGTCGTCGAGAATCGCGAGGTAGTTCGCTTTCCACGTCGCCTCCGCAGGCATCGCCAGCACGTCGTTCGCGCCTAGGTTGATGAGCACGACTGAGGTCCGTGCATTCGACGGGATGATGTTTAGGGAGGCGGCCCACTGCGCCACCGTAGTTGTCGGGATACCGACGTTTGTACCGACACACGCGCCGCCCGATGCCGCAGCGAGCACGTTGACGAGGTCCACGGGCCAAGTGTTCTCGGCCGTTGCCGTTTTGGAATCCCCGACGAACAGAATGCTCATGGCATCAAAACCCGCCGCACATGACGTGCAGCACCTCCCCGGCGGTAAATGCCGTTGTCGTCAGCGTCGCGGCCGAGACAGTCGTGGATACATTGATCGGTGTAGTGGTAGTCGCCGCATTCACGACGCAGGCCGGGGCGTTTGTGAATGCCGTTCCGAACGTCAGCGTGATGGTGGTCGTCGTGCCCGTGCCCACCGTTATGCGAGAAGCGAAGTCGCTGCCGACGACTGACCCGTTGGTCGTGCCGTCGCCCGTAACGGTTGGAGCCGTACCGATGCCGATGTAGTGGACTGCCGCCCACGAACCGTTGGTCGCAGGGTTGGGGCCAGCGAGTGCTTTCCCGACCCCGGCGGCATACCGACCGATACCCCAATCATCGGCACCGCCACCAGACAGGGAGTAATTGTCGCCAGCCAAGAAGAGACCCCAGGAATTCAGACCGAGGAAGTCGGTGCCATCCATGCGGAACCTGATGTTGTTCTGCGAGGCGCGCATAAATCCGGTCCCCGGCTCGCTCGCAAACGCCATCCCCGGGAGGGCGTTGGTGCCGTCCCCGACAAGCACGCGCCCACTCGTCAGCGTGTCCGTCGCCGCCTCGAAGGTGAGGCCGGGGTCGCCAGCCACGGTACCGAGGGAGTTGTAGAGGACCTGGCCGTTGGTCGACGTCCCGATGCCCCCAGGCGTCTGAATCTCGTGCCAGTAGCTAGAGAGTTCGAGCCAACTCACTTGAGGACGACCTCGACGTCCACGGTGCCGGCGTTCGTGTTGGAGGCCAGTACAACCTTGAGCCCACCACCGCATGGTCCGACGTAAGTCTTGGTTGTGGTCGGGGTCGCGTAGGTAAACAACAGGACGGGCTTGGCCTGCTCGTCGACGACATTCGGTACGTCGTAGACCGTCACGGTGCCATCCGGAGTGTCGTAGCCCGTGACGGACACGATCGCAGTCTCGAACGAAGTGGTGTCAAGGAACTGCGCCGTGTCCACATTCTGCCCGTTGAGGACCTTCTTGAAAACGCTGTAGGACTTCATCTGACGCAGCCCTTTTCTTGATTACGAGGTCGCCGCTGCGACGGTGAAGCCGAAGACGGAGAGGCGGATCTTGCCGGCGCCTGGGTTGCCGCCAGCACAGGTGATCCGGATCTTCGCCGCGGCGGCCTGCCACGGGGTGTAGCCAGCGGCCTTGGACTGGTCCCAGAGGTTTACCGAAACGTTGGTGTCACCGATTGCGAGCGTGGTGGCGTTCGCCGTGAACCTGTCGTCGGTCGTCGGGTCGCCGAGCTTCCAGCCTGTCGCCGCAGCCGTGATGGTCGCGGTGACACGGCCAGTGACGGCGATAATCAGCGACTTCGCCGGGAGGAGATTCGCCGTCGAGTCGGTCGTGGTCGCGCCGGTCGCGAGCGTGACCTCCTCCTCGAGCCAGAACGGCTTGAGGGTCGCGCCCTTCGTCGTCGTCAGGAGCGAGGTTCCCGTCGGGAACCCGTTCGCCGTGTAGATGGTGCCGACGAGGGCGTCGGCCGCGCCGATGTCCACGAGGCCGCTGTTGAGCGGGTTCGGGACGAAAGCGTGGGTGGTGGTATCGACACCCCACTGGACCTTCCCGTCATCGTAGAAGCCGGCTTGGTCGTTCAGTTCGGTTGCCATGTCCTGTTTCTCCTCTTACTGCGCCGCCGGACGGCCGGTGCGGCCGAACACGGTGACGCGGACGACGCCGGTTGCGGCAGTCCCGCCGGTGGCTGTGATGCGGACCTTGAGGGCGGAGACATTGCCGGGCCCTGCGTTTGCCGCGGTGGTGTTCGCCAGTTGGTGCGTGAGGCCCACCGCTGTCGTGCCCGCCGTGAGGGCGAGCCCTGTCGAGAAGCGAGCGGCCACGTTGGAGTCGCCGACCGTGAAGGCGGAAACACCCGACCCGGTGATGGCCGTCAGCACGGTCACCGTCACGGTGTCGATGATGCTGTTTGCGGGCAGGAGGTACTCCGTCGAGTCGGTGGTGGCACCGGTCGTCGAGAGGGTGACGACCTCGCTGTTACGGAACGAAACGAGCTCGTCCTGCCCGCCCGAAGGAGCGGATCCTGACGGGCCGTTGCCGGTCACCGCGAGGAATCCGCTTGAAGTTTCCATGGTCGCCATTCTCTATCTCCTGTTGTCAGTTCGCGGCCATCTCGCGCCGCCAGTTGCCGGTCCGTCGCATGGCGACGATCGCGGCGCTCTTCGTTTTGAGGTCGGCTTGTGCGACTCGCGTCTGCATGAACCTCGACTGGGGGTCAGACGCGGTGACCCGTCGAGCGATCAGAATTTCGTCCGGGACCCTTACCGATCCCGGGCGAGTTTTTACCCCGTACCGAAGCGAGTCGTAGGCGTCGTCGCCGTCGAACTTGTCGACGTCCTCCGGGTTGCCCCCGTCGGCAGTGTCCCGCTGGCAGAGAGGGATGCACTCGATGAGCTTCGGGCAGTCCCTCGAGATCATCAGGCGCCGCTCGCCGAACATCTGCTGGAGGAGCATTGCCCCACCGACGCGGTCGTGATCGGCCTGTGCCGGCTCCGGGATGTTGAACGTCCGGAAGACGTCGGCCATCTCCTGGGCAATCGTCCGCTCGGACATCTTCCTGCCGAAAGCGTCCGGCGACAGGTAGACCGCGTCGACGCTCTCGCCGAAGGTCATGCCGGCAATCTCGTAGGCAAGCTGGACCGGGGTCAGCTTCGCCCGGACGAGCTCCCTGTGAACCCAGATGTTGGTGCCGTCCCACGTGTACCAGTAGACGGCGGAAGGGTGCTCGTAGCCCCAGTCGACCGAGATCCACTTCGGCATCCACGGGGAGAGCTCGACGGTCCTGGGGTCGTAGACGTTGTCGGCCTCGTTGAACCGTTCGAAGTACCGCCCGACGAGGACGTCCCAGTCTCCCTCCCGCCAGGCCTTCCACAGGGCGTCGTCGCCGAAGGTCGAGAGGGCGAGACGGGACTCGTACGTGGGGTCGTCGATGTGGAGCTTGGGGTTATCCTCGAGCTTCGAAGGGATAAAGACAGCCCGCACCTTCAGGTCTGGCAGGTTCTGGTTCGGGATCAGGTCGAACGGCTCTCCAGCGATCCGGTCTTTGATGTACCGGTCGCGGACCCACTTCGTCCCCGGGCCACCCGGATTCCCGGTCGACCGCCGAATGCAGGTGACGCCCTCGGCGGAACGCAAGCAGGCCATGAGCTTGTCGATGGGTTTCGGACTCGCCCAGTTCGTGAGCTCGTCGAAAGCTTGCCAGGTCTGAGACGAAATCAGCCCGGTCGCCGTGATGTAATGGTTGGCCCCCTGCACCGTTATGTCTGCCACAGTGACGCTGCCGCAAGGGGCCATGACGACGCCGCCAACGGCCACGCCCTCTTTCAGTGGGCGCCATTCTCCTGAGTACATGTGACGCCAGTGCCCGCCGCGGTCTTCGGCCCTTCTGCCGATCGTGCCCGCGTGGAGTAATACGGGGTGGCCAGTCGCCTTGACTCGCGTGCCGTCGCTGGAAACCCACCCCTTTACGTCAGGGTCGCCGCGCCGCCACTTCTTGGTAAGGGGCATCTTTCGCGGGTTGCGTCGTACGCCGTCGATGCTCATTACCGGATGCCACGTCGGGTGGCGTTGGACACCGACGAACCGTCCCTCGCCGTCGAAAACCCGGACCGAAACCCCGGGCGCGATGTACGGCTTCACCGTGCGAGTAACCTTCCGCGGGCCCTCGAGAGTGAGCACGCTGTCTCCGACCTCGATGAGCTCGATGGCCTTCTGCGTCCCGTCGGCCATGACGACAGGGGTCCCGACTTCCACGCAAAATTCCTGGCCGTGGTACTCGTCCGCGTCCGCGTCCTTGTCGAGATACCGGAAACGAAGACTGGCCCCGGAGGGCCAGCGCCACGTGTACTCGCTCGAGGCGTAGACGCCTCCGGTCGCGGCGTAGATCTTTCTGGACCGGTCGATGACCTCGTCCATCTGGCGATACGTCTTGCGGAAGAAGATCCCGCGGGCCTTGGCCCCCCAGCGCATGGAGTGCTGGAGCCAGTCGCCGAGGAGGCCCCAGGTCTTTCCCCCGCCTCGAGCCCCACCGAAGAAGGCATCCGGGAGTGGACAGGTCAGGAGGAGTGTCTGCGGCCCCGGGTTCGGGGCCCAAAGCACCGTGCGGCCGTTGTGGACGACCTGCTCGGGCCCGCCGCCCCCACCATCGAAGGCCGAGGGTTCTGTCATTACTCCCTCGCACAGTCTAAGTCAAACCCGAAAGCAATGCTTGACTTCGAAACACTTTGCGCTACACACTATGGAAGGAGGTTGCTATGCAGAAGAAAGATGCCGCGTTCAGCATCCGGATGACTCCGGAGGAACGAGGCTCCCTCGACACCATCGCGACGAAGTACGACCGACCTAGAAGCTGGGTGGTCCGCAAGCTCGTGAAACGCTTCGGGATCCTCGAGCAGCGAGGAGAGGGGAAGCGGATTTCCGAGAAGGAGCGGGCCGCCCTGGAAGTCATGCAGGAGGGGATGAGGCAACCACTCGCTCCGGTCCGCGAAGAGGACTGACATCGTGGCCGACGACGAACACCCCAAGTGCGGGTGCCAGAACTGCCTCGATCGGGCCATGGACGCCTTGGATCAGTTGGCTGATCTTAACCGTCAGCGCCGCCGGGCCATCGAGCTCGAGGCCTTCGCACACGAGGCTGGCCTCATCATCGTCAACATCGCCGTCAGCTATTCGCTCGTCCCGGAGAAGGAAGAGCTCCTCCCCTTGGCCGAGGAATACTTCCGCCTCTTCCCGCCGACAACCCCTGCGACTTTTTAAGAGAGAGGTGACGAATGACGAGTACGCCCACCCTCTGTCAGGACTGCGGCGAGAAGGTCCCCTACGGATCTGGCTGGGGTGGCCGCGGTGTCTGCACGAAATGCCGCTCCAAACGCGCCTACCTAGCCGCCAAGAAGCTCGCCAAGGAAACCGGCCGTACCCACGGCTCCAAGACGCACGGAAAGGCTCTGTGATGCCCAGCCACAAATGGTCCTCCAAGGTCCACTCGTCCTCGTGCTCCCGGTGCGGGGCACTCCGGACGGTCATCCCCGCCGGCAAGGGCTGGTCCTACCACTTCCCCGACGGCCTCGGATCCCTCGAGCACCGCCCCCCGTGCTCCAAGACCTCCGAGTCCCGCCGGACCCGGAAGATGGGGCGCCGCTCCAAGGTCATGGCCAGGTCCCGGGCTGGGGGCCCCAGGCTCCTCTCTGTCCGGGAGGTGAACCGCCGCCACCTCGAGGCCGTCCTTACCGACCCCGTCATCACCGGCGGCGTCGAGATCCAGGCGACGATGACGACTGATGGAATGACCCGGGCGTAGAATGAAAGGCGGCCGGGAGGGCGAGGTAAACGCCCAACCCGGCCTCGTCTCGGAACCTGACGAGGAGGCCCCTTTGACTACCGAGATTCTCTCACAACCGCCGTCCCTCACCCCCCCGAAGCTGACCAGAAATCACGCATACCAAGCCGCAGGGCGCTTCCGGTGGAGGCACGTCTCGTGATCCTCCGTCCCTACCAAGAGGACATCGTCTCTCGCGTCCTGGCCTCACCTCATCGCCGCTCCGCGATAGCGGCCCCGACGGGGTCCGGCAAAACAGCCATATTCGCCGAGATTCACCGTCGGTACGGCAAGCGCACCGTGTTCCTCTGCGACCGGCAGGAGCTCGTCGAGCAGGCACTGAACCACTTCGGCGACGAGGCCGGCGTGATGATCGGGTCAACGTTTCGGCAGGGTAACCCGATGGTGTGCGGAGTATTCACCGCCGTTCGCCGCCAACCGGTGCCGGCCGACCTCGTCCTCGTTGACGAGTGTCACCTCTCGGCTGCCAGAACGTGGCGAACTGTCACGGACTTTTATCCCGAGGCGCGCATCGTCGGAGGCACCGCCACCTTATACCGCTACGGCGGTGGCTCCCTATCCGACATCTTCGACGAGGTCCTCGCCGGACCCTCTATCACGGAACTCGTGGACATGGGGCACTTATGCCCCGTCCGAACATTCGCCTCCCGTGACGACGTCGCCCGCTCAGCCCGGATCCGTGGCGGTGAGTTCGTCGCCGAGGACATCGACCGCCTCATGCGCGGCAGCGTCCTGCGCTCCTCGGTCGCCGAATGGGTACGCCTCGCCCCGGGCCGTCCCACCATCGCATTCGCCTCCTCCAAGGCCCACGCCAACGACCTCTACGACGCCATGCGCTGGTACGGCCCCGGGATGGTCGTCTCCGAGGACACCCCGAAGTCCGAGCGCCGGCTCGCCCGGGAGCGCCTCGCCTCCGGCGAGCTCCTCTTCCTCGTCTCCATCGACGCCCTCGGCATCGGCTTCGACTGCCCGCCCGTCTCCTGCGGCCTGATGTGCCGCCCGACCATGTCCCGTGGCGTCTTCCGCCAGCAGGCCGGGCGCATCATGCGGTCCTTCCCAGGCAAGACCGACGCCCTGCTCCTCGACATGGCCGGGAACGTCGGCCGGCACGGGTTGCCGATGGCCCCCGACATCTCCACTCTCGAGGGCCGCGTCGTCCCCGTCCCGAAGCGTGGCGTCCTCGTCGGCCTCGTAAACTGCCACAAGTGTCTCTGTGTCTACCCGTCCGACGCCACCGAGTGCCCAGAGTGCCACGCCACTCCAGCCAGAACCAAGCGCATCGTCCGTACCGTGCCGGGCACGCTCGACGAAGTCATCGGAATCGAGGCGACGGGGGCACAGACCTGGGCCGAGCGCGCCAACGTCCACGTACGGGAGGCGTGGTGCCGCAAGAAACTCGCCGCGGGCTGGCCCCCCAAGCGCATCGCGGCAGTCCACAAGTCCATGTTCGGCTCGTGGCCGGACAGGAGCATCTTCCGTGGCGCGTGAAGCCGACGTCCAGCGGGAGATCCTCCGCATCTGGGGCTCCCACCCCAAGATCCGCCTCTGGCGTGCCAACGCCGGCACCGCCCTCGTCCCCACCTCCTCCGGTCGCCTCCGCCCAGTCCGCATGAACATCCCCGGCTGCCCCGATCTCATCGGCTGGATTGCCCCGGACGGCACCTTCCTCGGCATCGAATGCAAGGGGGCTCACGGACGGCTCCGCCCCGAACAGATCGCCTTCCGTGACCGCCTCACCGCTGACGGCGGCATCTACATCCTCGCCCGGGACGTCTACGACGTCTCCATCGTCCTGGCGGGGCGGCTATGAGGAGCTCCATCGCCCTCCAGGACACTCCCCTCGTCGAGGCCCAGCTTCTCGGAACTCTGATGGTCTGCCCGTACCTGCGGCTCGACTGCCAGAACCTGCACGCCTCCGACTTCTCCACCCCCCACCGCGGCGCCGCCTTCGAAGCCATCATGGCTGTCCGCCACCCCGAGGTCGGCCTCGTCGTAGACCACCTCGAGAAGCTCCATATCTCACCCCCTCCCGGCCGCACCGGCTGGGGAGATGCCCTCGGTCGCTGTCTCGACGTCACCTTTGTCGAGGACGATTCCGTTCCGGACGCCGTCCGCGCCATCAAGGAAGCCGCCATCCAGCGCCGTGCCGATCGGAGACAACGTGACCTCTAGCCTCGCTGACCGCCTCCGAGCCGAGATCCGCCAGCACGAGGAGAGGGCCGCCGAGGCACGCCGGGACCTCGCTGAAGCCATCGGAGAGGCTGGGGACGACATCCGCCCCGTCCTCCTCGCCGACGCCCTGGCAGAGCCAGCCCCGCCCGAGGAATGGCTCATCACGGGCCTCCTCCCAACCCAGTGCATCGGCTTCATCTCCGCCGAGGGCGGCGTCGGCAAGTCCACCCTCGTCGCCCAGATCTGCGCCGGACTCGCCTCCGGGCAGGGCTTCTTCGGCTTCGACGCCCCCTCCACCGTCCGCGTCCTCTTCCTCGAGGCCGAGGGCTCCCTTCGCAAGTTCGTCGAGCGCGTCGGAGTCGCCTGCCAGCACCTCTCCATCCCAACCGACGGCCTCCCCTTCTACATCCAACCCAAGGGCTGGTCCCCCTCCCTCAACGGCTCCACCGCCGACACCATCCGCTCCTGCGGAGCCACCCTCGTCATCATCGACACCATTACCCTCTTCGAAAAGTTCGACGAGAACTCCGCCTCCGAGTTCAAGGCCCTCGTCCTCGGCCCCCTCCGCCGCCTCGCCGAGGAGACCAAGGCCGGCTTCCTTTTCGTTCACCACCAGGGCAAACCCTCCGAAATGAGAAAAGGTCGCCACAAGACCCGCGGAACCTCCGCATTCGTCGACGACACCGACCTCGCCATGCGCCTAGAGGCCCCGGACGGCGACAAGTCCCCCCGCCGTGTCCTCATCTTCGACAAGATCCGCCACGGCTCCCCCCACGACGATGTCGAGCTCGAGTACGACATGTCCACCGCCACCTTCCGGCTCGGGGACCCGGGAGAACGCGCCGATCGCGAGGCCGAGGAGCGCGAGACCCGGGACCGCGCCAAGGTCGACAAGCTCAAGGCCAGGATCATCTCCGAGCTCAAGAAGGAAGCCCTCGACGCGGTTGCCCTACAGAAGGTCCTCAATGTCCGCAAGGCTGATGTCGTTTTGGCACTAAACCGCATGGTCGAGGAGAAACTGATTTACCACGAGGCCGCCGGGCGCGGCGGGAAACAGAGGGTCTGGAAGGTCTTCAATGACGTCTCCTGATCTCACTGTTCCCACTGTTCCCACTGTTCCGTCACTGTTCCCACTGTTCCCATCTCACTGTTCCCCCGCCCCCTATATACAAGGGGCGGGAACAGTGAGAAGTGGGGTTGGGGCCCGGGAACAGTGAGATTCTGGAACCCGCCCGTTTTTACGCTTGGGGCCCCCCTGAAAAAAGGGGTGCCGGGGGGGGTATGAACCACACGCGCCCACCCCAGGGGGGCCCACACGAGGCTCCGCTGAAAAAGGGGGGTATATGAATCCGCGGGCCGGCCGGCCCGCGGCGTGCCCCCCCCTGGCGCGGGGC